AGCAATTTTGAAATCTTTATTATTTTTAATGATATCTCTAATTCTATTCATATTTACGTCACCTAAAACTTATACATATTTCTTAGATTCTGATACAGATGCTACCATACAATTTCGTACATCTTCCATAAATGTTTCACTATAGTTTACTTTATAAGCAAATCTACCAGCAAAGTATACACAACATTTTTGATTACAATTTACAGGAATAAATACATACGTTCTTGCAGTTGTTATTGCCTGACCACTCATTCCGCCAAATCCTAAAGCAGTACTACCCCATATTTGTTCAAAAGTATATAGTTCAAAATCATCTAATGTTGGATATGGTTTCTCATTATAGTCAAATCTGAATGGTAAGTCTTCTTCAATAGATAAAATCTCTCTTGCCATTTGTGTAAGTTTATTACTCATAATTTACCTCTTAAAATGTTAGTTTAAATTGTTACAGAAATTTCACTATTGAAATTACATGGATATGTCTTAGTTGCATAGCACTTCTTACATCTATAAGTAGTTCCTGCCGTGGATAATCCAGTACATTCCCATTCGTGGTCTGATTCTTCTACACACATTTTATTGGCAAGTGCTTCTTTAAGCGAGTCATCCATAACATCGTCAACAGGATTGCACTTCGCCCTTTGTCCTCTTTCTGGGATTTTCTTATCACATTTTTTATCCCACTTAGAACACCAACCACAAGGCGTTTCATAAACGCAGTTCATTGTTCCCATCATATTTTCTACCTCTTAAAATTAAACTTTTATCTGCTAAAATCATCTAGGTTACTTTCAACCAACTCATCGTCTTTATCAAGACTAAACTTCTTATCGCCAGTTTCCACATTAACATAATAAGTGAAAAAACCGTCTGAAAATTGATAATACTTATTCATACTTAACACCTCTTAAAATTCAGCTTTTAATCCTTAAACAACTTATTGTCATAAGAACTCAAAGCAACTTTGCTTGCCGTTATGTTTGCCAATCTACCAACCATTTTTAAAGACTCTCTAATGATAGTCCCGTTCGGATATCGCCCATCATAGCCTATATGACCATATTGCCAAAAATCGTTTCCTTCTTTTTTCTTAGTGTTTATATACTTTTCAGCATATTCAATTTCTGACTTTGCCAACTGCAAAGATTGAATCATATAATCAATCTGCTCTTTTACATTCATATATTTCACCTCAAAAAATCACCTTTTTATGCTTCGGCTTCTTCGGTCTTATTTGCCTCTTCTGATTCTTCTGGTGTTGTCGGTAACACAACTTTATATCTATACTCTGACCCAGTATCTTCTTCTCGGTCATTAATCAATAGACAAGTAATATTTACAGTGCCATCTTTTGCCTTTTCAACATCTGTAAATACACACTTATTAAACTTATCCTTAAACTCGTCCGATAAGTTGTTTAAAATATCCTGTGGTTCAACATAAACTGTTGTAATATGCATAATTAATTGCCTCCTTATATATTATCGAGCCAACTCAAATCCAGCTCATTATTTTTATTGTTTATAACATTACTACTTGAAGTAGAAACATTGTCGGCACTAAGTCCAAGACCAGCGAACATATCTGTTCCATTCTGAGCAGCCTCAAATCTTTTGCAATATTCATCGTATGGCTTATGAAGGTTTCTGCTATAGCCGCATAAATTTGAGAAGTAATAACTCTGTGCCTTTACCGATTCATCGGTATCCCAGAAACAAGCATCGCTATGAGTCTCTGCATAATCTGCTTCTCTTAATTCGATATCATTAATTACAGTAATTACATGCTTAGTCCACTTATTAATCAACTCGTCTGTTAAATCAACATATACATAGCAATCAGAAACAACATACTTTGCCTTTACTTCATCAGGCAAACAATCAATGCTATTCGTATCAAGCATCTCTTTTAAGTATTCATCTGGTTCATAACCAAATACCTTGAGCCAAGTCTTTGCATTAGACTGTAAACTCTCACCAATCTTACAACGCTCAACCTCTCTTGTTTTGATTTCACCATTCTTCTGTTGATACTGAATAGATACATATTTGAGGAAGTTCCAACGAATTTTAATCTTATCCATTGGTATACCCTGTTGATTTAGACCAATAGCATACAGCACTAACTGACCGCTCTCGTTTTCTGCCTTAGCACCCTTATAAATACTACTTGTCTTCCAGTCTTGAATGGTAATGCACCCTTCTTCATCTTTAAAAGCACAGTCGATATATCCTTGGAATAGATTGCCGCCAATATTAACTTTAACAAACTGTTCTATAATCGGCTTATTTTCTAATTTGGTATGATTGTTAAAGAAGTGGATAAGATTTTCATAATACTTATCTTTAATCTTGCCATTGCGCTCTTCATCGCTTCTATCAAATTTAAGGTCTGCAATTTCAGCAGCCACCATCCAACCGTCTTCAAACAGTTCAACCATTTGACCATATGTGATTTGGTCGGTATAAAGCTTTTCTAATATATCGTGTGCTATACCACCTGTAGTTACATAAATTGAATTCGCTCTATCTTCTTTTGCCTTCTTAATGTATTTAAGATAATACTCATAAGGACTGGTATGAAAGCAATTAATTTTACTCCAACTCCACAACTTATCAACGCCCTCTTTTTTCATAAGGGCTTGCAACTGTTCACTTGTTAATCTTGCCATCTAATCACCTCTTAAAACTGCAATTTTACTTACACAAATCTTCGTACATATGCTTGTATTCAAGCAGTTCTTCTAATCTATTTGCCACATCAAAACACAATAAAGACCAATTTGTTGCACAAGTATCAACTCTATCATTCTTGTGTTTTTCATATAATCTTCTTAATTCTCTAATCATTACTTCAGTATCCATATTTATACCTCTCTTAAAATCGTAATTTTATATATTTACTTCATACACAACCAATATATCGCTAGACTTATTTAAACATGTATGAACTCTCCAACCATCTTCGATACGCTCTCGCATATCTTGTAGTATGACAGCCATACTTTCATAGTTTCTATACCATATGACTTCCTGTTTAACCTTGCTCATTTATTTCACCCTTTAAAATCACCATTTTAAATTTCGTTTTTATCATCGAGATAAAAGAATTCTGTGTGACTTCCCACATCGAACACCTTAAGACCTTCTTTATCTCTCCAAGTTCTTGTATAATAAATTTTAAAATTTCTTTCTTCACAAAAGGCGTGGATTATTTCAACTGCTACCTCTTCTGTCGATGGTGCAGCAATAATTCTTCTTTCGCCTCTTGAATTTTCGAAATATAATTTCATACTTAATCCTCACACAGTACATATTTACCATATATAGACTTAGTTCCATTTGAATCAACAAATGGAATATCTATGGTCTGTATCTTCACGCCTCTGTTTCTAAGTCTAAAAATAATATCGCTCAATCGAGTAGCCTTGTATAAATCAATCGCTTCTAAACTCGTAATACAGCCATATGTATGTAAATGCTCTAAGACCTTTTCTGTTTTATTCTTTTTCTTTTCACTCATTTTTCTATCCTTCTTTTTTAAAACTTTCTTGATATATAAATTTAATTATTAATCAGTAATTTCTACTTCGTACTTTAACATTGCTTCGTAACATTCCTTAGTTATATTACCTTGGTCATATTCTTCTTGAGCAGCTTGCTTAATAATTTTTTCTTTATTTATTTTATAACATCGAAATGCCGATTCAGCGCCATCATATAGACCGAAATAATCTCTTGAATTATTCAAATAATTGCCACATCTTACCATGTATTTGTCGTCAGCAATATCAATTCCAATAGGAAGGTTGCTTCGTGTAGCATCATTTTTGACAAATAAACTATTAACCCTTTGTGGTACTAAACAACAAAATTCGGGTCTATAAGTTTTATTCCCTTTAATCAGTATATCCTTATCAATTGCCCAGCCGTCATTGTTTAGCCATTTGTCGAAATTAGGTTGGCTATGTAGCCACTCATAGAAATTCTCGTAAAGCAACCATTCATCACAACACACTACATTTTGATAAGTTGGTTCTTTTCTTTTATACTTTTCATCATAACATCTTCCAAGCATATGTCTCCAAGCATTATATTCTTTACTAATTTTATTATTTATTTTTACAGGATACTTAGAACCTGTAATACCTATATTATATACTGATGGATAATACGGATTTTTTACACCACCATCTTTAAAATGTTGGTATGTTGTATGAACTTTTGCCAAGTATTCGTCTTGAAATTCTACTACAACATCTTTGCAATTATTATATATGATAATTTTCATTAAACATTTTTGAAAGTTAACACTTGTTTCACCGACAATATTATCTTTTTTCTTCACAACAATCACCTCTCTCCCAACGACTTTAGATAAAGTTTATGCTCATTTTCATCATATTTAATACGATGCTTAAAAAGGAATTGATATATTTTATTACCTTTATCTGTTGGTGAATCTTTTGCTTCTAACAAATCCCATTTATCGTAAATATATGAAACTGGTCTTATACGATAAAACTTTTCGCAAATAAAACGAACCTCGTTGATATCCACATCCTTGTCAAGAGCAATTACAATTTCTGCGTTTAATCCGATAAGTATTCTCGCTTGCTCCTCACTCATTGATTTTCCTTGCAAAGAAACACAAGTGTCATCTCCCAGTGAAAACCTCTGCAATGTTGCTTTTTCACTTTCAAAAACAGCAACAATTTTCTTCTTTGCAATTGAATCATAATTCTCATACAATCCATACAAATTTAATGCCTTTGGATAAGTAGGGGTTACAAAGAATTTTTTAATACCAAACTCTTTGTAATTCTCGATTGTTGTTCTTTGGTTAAACCCCAATAGCTCTCCTGTAAGCCAGTATCTTAGTGGAATGACCACTCTTTTGTGTTTATAGCTATAACAAAGTCCAAATTTCTTTCTTGCTCTTTCAGTAACGCCTTGCTTTAGCCAGTCAATATGGAGCATCGGAATATAGTCATCTATCAACTTATCTTCTAAAATCTTAATATCCTCTACATTTACAACTCTTCTATTACACCTTAAAACTTTTTTGAAGACACTTAAGGGGTCATATTTCTTCTGCGGCTTTTCTTCTCGCTTTTTAAACTCAAAAGGCAAACCAAGAATTTTGTGAATGTATTTAACACTTTCAATGAATGACAACTTTTTAATAGTTTCTACAAGACTAATTAAATCTTGTCCGTCTTCGTAGTCAATACCTCTTGAAAAACTGCGATAATTTAAGTATTCATTGTTACGAATACAAACTCCCATTGGGTTGTCTCCGTCTGGCTGAGTGGCACTAATGTATTCCTTTTGGTCGTTACGCCTAATCTCATGACAACCAAGTTGTTCGAGTATATATTCTATTTTGTTATTTTCAAAAATATATTCCTTCAGTTCACTAATTGTCATAATGTTTACCTTATAATATTATTTGTTGTTTATATTAATAGTCTTGAACTACATTACAATAGCCAAGGTCTTTGTACTGATTAATAGAAAAATCTGCTTCGCTAACAATTTGTATGTCACTCATACCGTGTCTATTCTTGCTTATAAAGCCAATCATATAGTGTTTATCTTTATTCAATTTAAATTCAAGTCGGCTATTACTATTCTTAATAGGATTGTAACAATATAATTCATCCTTGCCGCCCTCAAATTCGGTTTGCAAAGGTCTTCTAAAGAAGATATTTAAACTAAAAATATCTAAGATTCCTTTAGAAATACCAATGTCCGCATTTGTAAGATACTTGCTTTTATTTTTAACGAGCTGATATGTGATTACCATACAAGTATTAGTGTGCTTAATACAATCATAGAAATCAACGCAATCGGTCATAAGAGATTTCCAAGATTCTTTGTCACGAGAATCGTAACTTTCTTTAAGCGTATCTAAACATATAACATCGCATCCCATTTTTGTATACTTCTTAATAAGTTTAATAACCGTTCTTGCAGTATACTGTTCGAGAGGGATAATAGTAATATTATGATTTTCTTTTTGATTTTCAAACCACTCAGCAGCCTTGTACAACACTTCTTTGGTTTCTGCATCAAAGTTACCGTCTCTAAGAACTCTCTTTGGAATTGGATGTTTTAATATGTTTGAACAATACCAAACGATTGCTTCCTTTTTAAACTTATTTTGGTCTTCCTCATTGATAATAAATAATGCCTTTAAGTTGTATTTTATCATTGACGGAAAGATGTAATTGATGCTCAAGGTTGACTTACCAACACCTGAAGCCGCTCCAAACCCTATGATGTTACCGCCTAACATACCACCAGTCTCTCTATTAAGAATGTCACAGTTAGCAAATGGAATCCCCACATTCTTACCAGCGTCTAATTCATCAATTAGATTTTTCATATCGGCAAAACCATTATAAGATTTAATATTGTTATCAATGTTTGCAAAGATGTCATTGAGATAAACCGTATACTCATCATACAAATCCTCTGCCGACATATCACATATTTCACTAAGTCTCGCTTTATCACAAGGGAATCCGTATTTAACTAGTCTGGCTACCACATTCCACTTTCTCAGGTCTCTGACATAGCTATCAAAGTTTTCTTCTTTAATATACGCACCAGCATTTTCAATAGTTTGATAACCACCATATTCGTTATAGTATTTGTCTGCTAACTTGGGATGCTTCTCTAAGTAGAGACCAATATCGACTTCTGAAAGTGTCACCTTTTTTTCATTGACAATTAAGTCTCTCGCAATTTCAAAGTAAACTCTCCAACAATTATTGTGTATGTCGTTGAGTTCCAAATTGGTTTCTCTAAGTAAATCTGGATTTTTATATATCATAGAAACAATAGAAGCCTCTGCTCCTAATTTATATTCAAGGATTTGCTTCGCTGCTTCTGCTTGCTTTTGTTCAAATGGGCTTAATTTACTAGTGTTCTTTTCTGCCATTTATACACCCTCTATTTGTTGTGAATTATCATAGCTATATTCACCAAAATATATTTCTTCGGCTCTTTTCCTTGCCTGCACTGCTTCAGTAAATGTATCAAACAAACCCAAATGAAGTGTTTTATAATTAATCGTTATACTCGCACTCCATTTGTTTGCATTTTTATCAAAATAAACGCCAGTAACTCCAGATAGATTATTTTTTGATAAAGCACTATTCATATTATTTTGGCTTCGTGTTGCAATTCTTAAATTTTCTTTTCTATTATCATTTCTTGTTTTATTTCCGTGTATATGGTCAACATCAATTTTTTCATTGGTCAACCCCATCACCAGTCTATGAAAATGAATACGCCTACCCTTTCTATTTTTATCTCTTGTTGCAATGTATCCTCTATTTGTCATATGCCAACAATAATTTTTTATCTTGTCATAATCTTCTAAGTCAAAATAGAATTCTTCACCCTTCAGAGTATATCCGATGCCGTAATTCTGAGATGTTAAATCATATGTATTATATTCTTTGTTAAAATCTCTTGCCTGTTCTTTTTGCCAACAACCACATGAAAGCGTGTTGTTTTTTGTTAAATTATTGCCTATAACTATAATTCTATTATGTTCTTCACAACTGCACTCACATAACCATTGGGTATGATGTTGTCCTTTGGGCGAAATATAATCTTCAACTCTTTTAATTACCGTTAATTTTCCAAAAGTTCTACCAGTTAAATCATTTAATTTACCCATAACATACACCTCGCTACCACAAATTTGAGAACTTATCCACCTTTTTTTCTTTTGGTTTAAATTCTACTGCTTCATTTTCAAAAGTTTCTATAATTGTATTTTTTGCTTCTTCTTTTGCTCTTTCAAGATTCTTCATCTTTATATATACATTGTTGATATTATTTTCTACGATTTTTGTTATATAAAGAAATTTATGTTGTTCATTTTTAAAGTTGCAAGTTCTTAATGCTTTCTGAATATCAACAGAGCAAAATTTAAATGTGTTCAATATCACTTCGTAAGAATAATTAGCAGTAGATTCTATGGCGTTATTTTCTATAAACTTATTGGTCAACAAACCTTTTAGTCTAAGAACCATTGTGCTTGACAATGCTTGGTTTTCATCGTATCCCAACAGATTCTTCACATAGAAGTAAAGCGTCTCCCAGTCTTGCTTATCTTTTTCACTCATCTTTTTCTTCGCCATATTCTCACCTCATTTTATATATTTATATACCCCTATACCCCTAAGACACGAATATCATAGGGGTATAATATGGTATAACTTTAATTATTACTTACAAGCCTTAAGGACTTCTTTGGCAACAGAAATATCATCAATTTCCATAGGGTTGCCAAAACCAGCGTTCTTACAAATCTTAAGTACAGGCTTAATCACATCAAGGTTTGTCTTATTATTATTGAAGAACTCTACAATCTCTGCCTTGATTTCATTGAGTTCTTTTGCAATACGAGCAGCCTTTTCCGCTTCTGCAATACGCTTAAGATTCTCTGCATTTTCCTTGTCGTTTTCTTTCTTGCGGTCTTCTACCGAAGTGCCATTCTTATTAATCTCAGCCTTAATTGCATCAGTAATTGCCGTGATAAATTCATCTGCATCAAGATTAATTTCGGGAACAATATCAGAGAATCTTGAACCAGAATCAACCACGAAAGAGTCATCTCTAAACTTAATCTTTCTTGTTTCGTCCTTGATAGTAGTCTTAATCTCTTCCTTCTTGGTTACGATATTTTTCTTGCCAGTCTTTTCCTTCTGCAACTCTCTATCAAAGTATGCAAGGCAGAGGAAGTGAAGATTCTTCTTTAACGCATTAAAGTAGTTCTGCTGCTGGTCAGAAGTAAGAACCTGATATGTTTCATCGTTATAAATATTCTTTACTTCCTTGGTCTTTACATGACCAATCCACCAAACTTTGACGCCAACACTTTCAAGTCTATCAATTTGTTCAAACATCAAATCTATTACTTTCTGTCCAGAGCCAAATCCACCCCAGCTTTGATTGAGCGTTTTAGCTCTCTTATCGGGATTATCTTTATTCCAAAGTCGGATTGCCTCGTCGATAGCCATTAAAATATACTGGTCGTATGTATCCACAAAAACAACTCTAAGGTCTGCGTAATCCGTAGTCTTATTGTCTACGATATCATCAACAAACTCTATCCAATCATCCCAAGTGGGAAGATTTTCTGCGACAATGCCTTCAATTGCGTCGGCTCCTCGCTCTCTGAAAAGCTCGGCAAAGATATACCCGTCTTCACCTACGAGCTTTTCGGCAACTTGATAAAGCAAAGAGGTTTTGCCGATTTTGGGTTCGCCTAACATCATAAGCGAATAATTAAAAGGGTCAACCTTTACCTGATTCTTCTTACCAAATTTTCTTGCCATTCTATCATTCTCCTATCTTTTACATTAATGCAAAAACTCACAACCGCCACAGCCGTTACAACAATCGCACTCATCTTCAATCAAAATATCTTCATATTCATTTATAAAAACTTCGTTCAATGCATCTAACAATTCAAACATAGTGTCGCATACAAAAATAGCATCGTAAACGGTCAACTTGACTCGTTCATAATCAGACGGACAATTCATATCAAATTCCCAAACCCAATCCTTCTCGCCATCATATACGCCTACAGCAAACTTTGGTTCGCTACCATACTTAACAAGTTCTACATACTGCGAAGTCGTAATATCATCTAAAGGGCGAACTTCAATGTACTCCTTATTAAAAGTTTCACAATAAATCATAATTTTCTCCCATATTTTCTTTTGTTGAGAGGGATTTAATAATCCCTCTCTTATATAAATTTAATTGTTATGTATTAACTTAAAGATTATTGAGCCAGCTCATGCTATCGTCTGCGTCCGCTTCTTCATCCGTGTCAAACGGAGGTTCGTCATCCTTGGTATTAGACTTCTTATTATCGTAGAGATAATCAAGTACAAGGTCATCCTCAGTAAATCTCTCCTCAAACTTCTGGATAACAGGAACCTTGTTATCGCCATTTTCTACCATTTTTATCTGAGGCTTTACAAGTACCATTCGTCTTTCACGACTACCGTTGGCGGTACACTTAGCAAGAGCCTCATCCTTTGTATAAACACCCATCTCAACAAGGTCTTTTATATCGTCAGGAATATCATCCCAAGTTGCGGTTACGACGGCGCCACCTTCAATAAACTCGCCTTCAAAAGTAATCTGCGTAATTCCCTTCTTAACCTTGAAAAGCTTTTCCATAATCTTCTTACAAGCAGTTTCATTAGAGAAATCCATTGCAAACTCAAACTGCTTATTATAAGGATACTGCCCCTTTACTTCGATGCCATTAACTTCCTTTACATAGTCAAGCACCCTC